GAAGTCGGTGAGGACGGACGCCTCCCTCGTTGCGTAGAGGACGCCATGGCCGATCTGGCTGTGGTTTTTCACTGGGCGCCGGCTGACATGGACCAGTTGGGCCTGCAAGAGCTGATGGACTGGCGCGAGCGCGCCAGGGTGCGGAGTTCCACCGATGGCGAATGATTTGAAACTTCAGGTACTGCTCAACGCGATTGACCGGGCGAGCGGCCCCCTGAAGGCCATCGACAAGGGCAGCATTGGTGCTGCCCGCGCACTTAAGGAAGCACGCGACCGGCTTAAGGAACTCAACGCCCAGCAGAAAGACGTCAGCGCCTGGCGCACCCAGCGCGCCGCCGCTGAACAGACTGAAACCGCCCTCACCTCAGCCCGCGACAAAGTGCGCGCGCTCAGTCAGCAGTTTGCCGCCACCGGTGTTCCGACTAAAGCTATGGCCAAGGACTTCCGCACGGCTGTGCGCGAGGCCCAACGGCTGAAAGAACAGCACCAGCAGCAATCGGAACAGTTGCAAGCGCTGCGCTCGAAACTATACGGCGCCGGGATCAGCACCAAAGACCTCGGCACGCACGAGCGTCAGCTGCGCGAGCAGATCGGCGCCACCAATTCGAGCATCAGCGAACAGGGCAAGCGACTCGTTGCGCTGAATGCGCAACATAGGCGAATGGCAGCCGAACGCGCCAAGCTGGCGAAGACGCAAAGCCTCGCCAGTGACATGGCCGTCAATGGCGCAGCCGGTTTGGGTGTGGGTTACGCCGCGAGCCGCCCGCTGGCAAAAATCGTCGGTGCCTTTGCGCCGAACGAAGATTCAGCCACGCAGCTGAAAGTCTCGATGATGGACAACACCGGCAAGGTGGCCGAGGACTACCAGAAGATCACTGACCTGGCGACACAGCTTGGCGACCGGCTACCGGGTTCTACCGCCGACTTTCAGAACATGATGACCATGCTGCGGCGCCAAGGCATCAGCGCGCAGAGCATCCTCGGCGGCACGGGTGAGGCCGCCGCGTATCTAGGCGTACAGCTGAAGATGCCCGCCGAAGAAGCCGCCGAGTTCGCGGCAAAAATGCAGGACGCTACGCAGACCACCGAAAAAGACATGATGTCGCTGATGGACACCATCCAGCGCGGCGTTTATGCGGGCGTTGAACCCGGCAATATGCTTCAGGGTTTCAGCAAAATTGCTCCGGTAATGAACACCATCAAAAAGTCCGGGATTGATGCCGCAAAAGAATTGGCACCTCTGCTGATCATGATGGATCAAGCCGGTATGGAAGGTAGTTCGGCCGGTAACGCGTTCCGCAAGATCTTTCAGGCGGGTCTGAACAAAGACAAGGTAGGCAAAGCCAATGACCTCGCCAAATCTACCGGCAAGGGCGTCTCTTTCAAATTTACCGATGACGACGGGAATTTCGCCGGGCTGGAAAACCTTTACGCTCAAGTCGAGAAGCTGAAAGCCTTCAACGATGAAGATCGCACCGCCATTACCAAAGAGCTGTTCGGTGATGATGCGGAAACGATGATCGTGTTGGACACGATGCGTACCAAAGGCATCGCGGGTTATCAGGAAGTTCTGGCCAAACTGCAAATCCAAGCGGACTTGCGCCAGCGTGTAAACGAACAACTGCGAACGCTGACCAACGTCATGGATGCAGCAGAAGGCAGCTTCACCAATGCATTGGCCGAGTTTGGCGACGCTATCGCACCGGAACTGAAGGAGCTGATCGACTCGTTGGGCGCGATGGCTAACAAGGTCGGCGCATGGGCACAGGAAAATCCCAAGCTGGCCGGAGGGCTGGTCAAGGTCGTAGCCTTGGTAGCCGGCCTCTCGTTCGTGTTCGGCGGCTTGGCAATCGGCATGGCCAGTTTGCTCGGCCCGTTTGCAGTCATTCGATACGGCATGGCGATGTTCAGCAAGGAAGGTGCGGGAACGCAACGCTCGATTCAGAAGCTGTTCCCCACCATCACCGGTCTGGCCCGCAATGGCCTTCCCATACTGGGCCAAGGTCTTCGCACGCTGGCCAGCACACTCAGCGGCGCACTGGTCACCGCCCTGCGAACCGTCAGCATTGCATTGTGGGGCCTCGCAACCAACCCGGTAGCGCTGGCCATTGGTGCCGTTGTTGCGGCACTCGCCGGTGCGGCTTACCTGATCTACACCAACTGGGACGCGGTGAAACTCTACTTCAGCAATGCCTGGACCGAGATCAAAGCCGGGTTCAGCGGCGGCATAGGCGGCATTCTCACTACGCTCGCCAACTTCAGCCCCGTCGGTCTGATCTACCAGGCCTTCGCCGGCGTTCTGAGCTATCTCGGCGTAGATCTGCCAAGTCGCTTTACCGAGTTCGGCAACATGATCGTCAACGGTCTGGTCAACGGGTTGCTGGCGGGATTGGGGCAGATCAAGAATGCTGTCAGCTCGGTCGCTGATTCGGCGATCAACATGTTCAAGGAAAAGCTCGACATCCACAGCCCGTCCCGAGTATTCACCGCGCTCGGCGGCTTTACCATGGCCGGCCTGACTCAAGGTCTGGAAGGTGGCCAAGACGGCCCACTGGGTGCCATCACCGACATGGGCAAGCAAGTTGTATCTGCCGGGCAACGTGCGCTCGGCGCCGTGGCCGGGCCGCTGGGCGCCATCGGACTTCCGCAGTTGCCGACCGGCGCCGCCGCATCCTCTTCAGTGTCGATCGACAATCGCGCGCCCATCAGCCCGGCGCCGGCCGCTGCTTACGACAGCCACGACACCTACGAAATCAACATCCACACCACGCCCGGCATGGATGATCGCGCAATCGCCCGCGCCGTGCGCGCCGAGCTGGCCCGCGTCTCCAGCGAAAAGAGCGCCCGCCAGCGCAGCAAACTGTCCGACCTGGAGTAACCAGCCATGATGCTTGCCCTGGGCATGTTCGTTTTCAGCCTCTCCACCGCCGCCTACCAGGAACTGCAACGCCAAACCGAATGGCGCCACGCCAGCAGCAACCGCGTCGGCGCCGCCCCCGCTCGCCAGTTCGTTGGCCGTGGAGAAGACTCCATCACCCTGCCCGGCATCATCCTGCCGGAACTTGCCGGTAGCGCCCTCAGCCTCGACGCCTTGCGCCTGATGGCCAACACCGGCAAGGCGTGGCCAATGGTCGAAGGCAGTGGGCGCATCTACGGACTGTGGATCATCGAAAGCCTGAGCGAAACCAAGACGATTTTCTTCCGCGACGGCACGCCACGCCGCATCGAGTTCACCCTCAGCCTCAAGCGCATCGATGACGACCGCATCGACCTGATCGGCGCCGGTACCAGCGCCGGTGTCAGCATCATGAGGGCGCTGCTGTGATCGATGCCGCCCTCTCACGCGTCACCGGTTTTCTGGACAAGACCATCGAACGTTACAAACGCGAGGCCGCTTACCCGGTGCCGGCGTTCCGTCTCACCGTGGACGGCAAGGACATCGCCCAACTGATCAGCCCGCGCCTGATGAGCCTCGACCTGACCGACAATCGCGGCATTGAGGCCGATCAACTGAGTATCACCCTCAGCGACCACGACGGACTGCTCGCCATCCCGCCCAAGGGCGCGGTGGTTCGGTTGTGGCTCGGCTGGAGCGACACAGGCCTGGTGGATAAAGGCACGTACACCGTCGATGAAACCGAACACTCAGGCTCCCCCGACGTGCTGAGCATACGCGCCCGCTCGGCCGACCTGCGCAAAGGCTTGAAGACCAAACGCGAACGAAGCTGGAGCAACACCACCCTCGGCGACGTGCTGGGCGATATCGCCCTGGGCAACGGACTGACCGCAACCATAGCCGGCGCCCTCGACGGACTGCCCATCCTCCAGCTCGACCAAGCCAACGAATCCGACGCCAACCTCATCAGCCGCGTTGGAGAAGAATTCGACGCCGTGGTCACCGTCAAAGCCGGCTGCCTGCTGTGCTTGCCCGCCGGCGGCGGCAAGACCGCCAGCGGCGCCGAACTGCCCCACATCACCCTCACCCGAGCCGACGGCGACCAGCACCGCTACCTGCAAGCAGACCGCGATAGCTACGACGGTGTGCGCGCTTACTTCTATGACGTGAACAGCGCGAAGAAACAGGAAGCGATTGCCGGCGGAGGTGAGAACCTCAAGGATCTGCGCCACACCTACAGCGATAGACAGTCTGCCCTGCGCGCCGCGCGGGCCGAGTTCAACCGTCTGCAACGTGGCAGCGCGACGCTCAGCTATACCCTTGCCATGGGCCGACCGGATCTGATCCCAGAGCTGACATACACGCTTGAAGGTGTGAAGCCGGAGATCGACGAGATCATTTGGTATGGCGGCAATGTGCAGCACACGCTCAGCGCGGAAAACGGTTACACCGTCAGTCTTGAATTGGAAAGCAAGTTGCCAGAGGACACGGTTGAGGATTTGGCGGAAGAGACCAAGGGCGACGTTACGGGCATAATCGCGCACTACCGGGATCAGAAGACAGGGAGCGAAAAAATAGTTACCGCAGGAGATCAGAGCAAGCCGCGACGATTGCGGTGGCTTTATGCGAGTAAGAAGACCGCAAAACGCGCTGTTGAAAGGGAGTGGAAACGCATGAAAAATGACTAAGCATCACGATTTTGATTCTTCTTTTAACCTCTTCAACAATGCTGCTTTATGCTTACGCTCTAGTGCTCGGTTCGAAATTTTCGCCTCAAAATCCGAGATCTTCCTTGTACCTAACAAGACGTTTATGAATGTGAATACAGCTGCTGCCAGCAAAAAGCCAGCGGCTCTAAGCGTCCATGTTATGAGATTGAATTCAGGCACAAACGGAGCGACATAGAAAAGAACACCTACAACTGTAGTGGCAAGAACGAAAAAAACATCTATTAAGACCAGCCTTAAAACCTTTGCATTCACAATAGACTCTAACCGCCGCTTCTCCTCTCGATTAATACCCTTCAGCTTCTTCATGTCATTAAACTTAAATATAAGCTGAGTGACAAAAGTTACTGGAGCCAAAATAAGACCCATAATAACAAGCGGCATTACAGGCTTATCTTGAGGTACAAACTTACCAACCAACCCCAACAGATAGGCAGCAAGCAAGCATATGACCAACATCACTATCAGCCAGAAACTTGCCACGCCCGCGCCATTTGTTGACTTATTCACTCCACACTCTCTAATGTTGAATCTATTTCAGTAGACGATATTTTCGATACAAGCCACTTGTGCATTTCATGATACAAGACACTTTCATCAATCAAGCCATTATCCATATACTTGACATTTATGCTACCCGAAAGTTTCAGTTCGTCACCTTTAATCTTGCCGCCCCCCTGAAGATTGATCACGACGTCAGATTCAGGGGTATGCCGAAGGCTAGTAGCAACAGAGTCAATTACCTTCTGTCCAATTTTTGTGGTTTTTCTAAGATAGGTTATTTCAAGAGCTACATGAATATTAGCTTCATCTAGAGAATCTTCAAGATCCAGGCGTTCAAGAAATCCTTCAGGTAAAGCTGCCTTCAATATGGAGGCCGCCATGCCGTGAGGAACAAATCGCACCTTGTTTGCGTGGGTTTCTTCTGTTTCAGTGCGAACAACCTCGGTCTTTTTTGGTTCGGACGGATCAGTATGAATCTCAGTAGTAAGAGGTGCGCCGAGTTTTATACTTTTCACTGGGAGAGTCTGCATTTTCTTGTAAACAGACTCAGCAGGTTTATCTTTTAAAACCAACATCACGTTGGCGGGAATCACTCCTGTACACGTTCCCAAGAGCCAAGCCAAATGCGCTTCCAATTCCCGACTCTTTAGAGCTGTAGACTGCATGATAATCATATGATTATCGATAACGCCGAAATACAAAATCGACTCAAGAAACTCGCGGCGTTTTTTCGCAACTGCTGCCTCGTCCAATACCGGGATAGCCTCTCCCTCTTTAGGCTTTGACTCATCAGGTATTAAATCAGATGCCAATGCACCAATTGAATAAAAATCGGCTTCATCATCAACAGTGATAAATGGTTGTTGTTTTCCCGACTCGAGAAAGACTAACTGACCAAACGTCATACCATTAATATCGCCAAATTTATTGACGAATATCACTGCAGTATCGTTTCCATTTATCTGCTGCTGTCGCTGACTAGGTTTTGCAGCTGACCCTGTTTTACTTAAGGCTGTTTGCAAAGAGACCTGAAGATTGACTTCTCCAGTAATAAAAACGCTTTTATAGTGGATGGATTTAGTCTTGGTTACCATTTTAATTCCTTATATATAAAAAACCGCAACAACCACTCACTTAAAAGTCAACAGACAACTATCCATAGCGCAAGAACCGCTGACAGACAAGCCATTATCGAATGTGCGGTTTTTATACCTCTCACCCGTCAATACCCGTTCGACCTCAATCCCATTGCCCTGCGTCAACGCGACAACAGCTCGCCGCGCAAGTCGGGTTGATTCTTCAATACGTGTCCTGTTCTGAGGCTCCTTTGATGCAGCCCAAGCGACGTTGATCCGGTCGCATTTGAACTCAAGCTTCATGTCGAAAACCGTGTCTCCGAACGAGTAGCGAGTCGCGCCGCAACCTGGAGAATCCTCTTCTTGGCTTTTCCCAATCACGGGCTTATCAACCGCTTTCACGATTGCCGATTCATCGACGTGACGGATATCAGCGAAAGCCGCCGGGAGACTGAAGGTAACCAGTGAGGCAGCGGCGAGCGTTGCTTTGAGCATGGATCACGTCCCTATGGTGGTTTCGAGGTGGCGCCTATCGGCGAACTCGCGCGCCCTGTGACCGAGCTCTGGAGAGTGGATCGTCGTCTTCCCTGTCTGACTGATCCGTTCTTAATGGGTACAGATTATGCTGGCCGTTTGGTATCGGCAAGGGCCTCGGTCAAATCCTTGAGGCGCTGCTCGACATCCATTAAGCGTTTCTTTTCCTCAGCAGCGCTTTGTATCTCCCGCTTGCCCGCATCGCCCAAGGAGCGAAACAGCTCAAGCATGGCCTTCTCCTGCATGTTTGCCGACTCAGGACCTGCCCCCTCGATCGACACACCGTGAAACATAGAACCCTCACCTGTGAGTAGCCAATCCACACTTATACCCAAATGGGTGCGGAGGGCACCCATGGCTTTCGCATTGGGTTCCCGCTCATCAAGAAGATAGTTCTGTAGCGTCCTGTAGGGAATTCCTACAAGGTCAGAGGCTTCCTTGATCGACAAGCCTTTGTGGTCGAGAACACTGCGCAGGCGCGTGGCTATACTCATTTTTTCATACGATCCGGTTGACGCACTCGTTTGGGTGCGTATACTGCGAACAAACAGGTACATCTTAACCAAGTAGGAACACATCAACCATGAGCCAAGCCATGGAAAAGCGCCAGATCCAGGCGCGGCTGATTGAGAACGGAAGCAACTTCCGCCAGTTCGCGATCAGTCACGGCTACGAACCGCGCACGGTTACTCAAGTGGTTCAACGGTGGGCAGGACAAGATTCGCTGCCACGCGGGCGGCTGTCGTTCAGCATCCTGAAAGACATTTCACTATTGATAGGGAAAGAAGTGCTACCCGGCATCCTAGCCAATCCCAACGCTAAGCCAAATGAATCTGAGGCTGTTGATCAACTGTAGGGCCGGAGAAGCCAAGGAGAAACCAGAAGATGAAACGCCCAGTTCTAGCCAGCAGGAAAGATGTCGTCAGCGCAGTGATCGGCGCCTACGAAGGTGGCCGGATTTACGCTGCCGCCGACCTCGGCATGTCTCTCAAAAAGTTCGACAACCAAGCCTATGAAAACGCCGGCAGTCGGCCGCTGAGCGACGACCACATCCACCGACTCGAACAGGTAGCAGGCACAACCTTCCTGCCGGACTACATCGCAGCCAAATACGGCGGATTGTTTGTTCCCCTGACGGTGTCGGCAGATCTGGACAACGTTGAGCTGTACAACCGGTCAGTCAAGGCCGCTGCCAAGCGCGGCATGGTGGACCAGATCATTGCCAAGGCATTGGACGACGGTGTCATTGAGTCCTGCGAAGCCCAGGCAATCATCAACGCCCTGATGCACTACATGTCCGCCCGCTACGCCGAAGTGCTGGCAACCATTCAACTGCACGGTCGGGGGATCGCCGGGTGAGTACCTACAAGCTTGTCTGCCCGCACTGCCTCGGTCGCATGCGCATCCGCACCAGCGAAGGCACACACATTTTCCTGCGCGTGGCTTACCTGCAATGCACCAACGAAGCCTGTGGCTGGTCGGTGCGCGCTGAGTTCGAGATGACTCACGAAATGAGTCCCAGCGGAATGGCCAATCCTTCGGTGCGTTTGCCTATCGCTGACATCGCCCTGCGCCGCGCCGCGATGAAGACCGCCAACGATCAACCCGACCTGCTCGACCAAATGGAAATGGAGTGTGCGCAATGAACCACGATCAGTTGACCCATGACTACCGCAGCAGCATGCAACGTGCCGCGTTCGCTTACCTGCAACGGCACGAAGCACAGTACCTGGTGGACTCGGATCTGCTCTATGAAAACTGCGTTCGCCACTTGGCCACGTCGCTGGAAGTGCCTGTCTTCATGGCCGAGCGACTTGTGCACAACGCCTGGACTGAATTGCAGGTGATCAATCAGCGCAAGTGGATCGACGTGGACTGGGGCAACAACCCCAGTTGCACGATGGTGCACTTGATCGACACCCGCGCCGATCTGCGCTACCCGGTACCGGCGAGACTGCTGCCGCAGACCCTGCTCGCCCAGCGCGATTCCGCGCACAAGCACCACCCTCAGTAACTCCTTTTTAAACAACCCGCCCTGCCCCGCTTCCCGTGGGTTTGGGTGAGCTTTGCCTGAAATCCGAGGTGGATCATGGAAATCGACATCGCCATCACCGCAAAACTGCCCCGCGCACAGGCCGAAGCCCTGCTCCAGGCACTGCGCGCCCAGTACTCGATGCAGTTCAACGAGTACTGGTATGACGATCGCTTTCGCATGATCCCCGAGGGTTTACGGCATGGCTCGCTGCTGTCGGCCTTCCCGGTGATGGCCGCGCAAAAACGCCTGATTGGCGCCCTTAAACACAGTCTCGGCGAAGTGAAGTAAGCCCCGATGAACATGAAACACGATTTGCGCGCCGACATCCTGCAACGCCTTGAGTCCGACTACGGCCTCAAGCACAAGGCCGGTAAATACATGCGCCAGGGCGAATGCCCGGCGTGCAAGAAAAAGGAGCTGTACGCCTTCCACGATGACCCGTGGATGATCCGTTGCGGCCGGGGCAAGTGTGGCCAGACCTGGCACGTCAAAGAAATCTATGAGGACCTGTTCGAAGACTGGAGCAAGCGCGCCCCGGCGAGCGACCAACACCCCAGCGCTACCGCCCGCGCGTATCTGGAATTTGCCCGTGGCTTTCGGCTCGATCTGATTCAAGGCTGGTTTACGCAGGAAACGTATTTCTCCGGCGAGCTGAATGCCGGCAGCGCGACGGTGCGCTTTACGCTGGAAAAAGGTGGCTACTGGGAACGTCTGATCGATCGGCCGCACCGGTTTGGCAAGATGAAGGCGCGATTCAAGCCTGGCGACAGCCCGCGTGGGTACTGGTGGTGCCCGCCATGTGTAGAGCTGCTGGACGTCAAAGAGCTGTGGATTGTCGAGGGCATCTTCGACGCCATCGCCCTGGTGCATAACGGTATTGCAGCTGTGTCGGCCATGTCGTCGGCCTTCTTCCCTGAAGAGTCGTTGAAAGAGCTGGCACGGCAGCGCGGCGGCAAGTTACCCAAGCTCATTTGGGCGCTGGACAACGAACCCGGCGCGCACAAATACACCAAGCGTTGGGTGCGTCAGGCTCGCGCCCTGGGCTACGAGTGCGAAGCAGCGCAGATCCCACAACCGGACAGCCGCAAGGTCGATTGGAACGATCTGCATCAGCGCTGGGCCTTCATTGACGGCGAGAGCGAGCGCGCTGAGCAGATCGAAAAGGACCTGGCCACCGCTCGCTATCACGGCTCCTTGCTGATCGCCGAAAGCGCGTCTGAGAAAGGCGTGCTGATGTACGAATGGCGCGAGCGTCACGAGTTTCACTTCGGCTTCGACAGCCGGCTCTACTGGTTCAAGATGGACCTGGAGAAATTCAACAAGGCCATGCAGGCGCTGGA